AATATTGTTAAAGACATTGAAAAGAAAGTGAAGTGATATGACACATAGTTACAGAACTCTTGGTATTAATCCTGGACATAATGGTTCAGCCGCTCTTGTTGTAGATGGTAAAGTAGAACTCTACATTGAAGAAGAAAGATTATCACGATTGAAATATGATGGTAATCCATTTAGAGGTATCTTAGAAGCCATTCAACGTGGTCCTATTGATGAGATTGTTCTTGGTGGAACATCTGCACAATTTGCTACATTGCCATGGAACGGAGAAGATGCTTACTCAGCATTAGTTCGTAAACATTATCCAAATGTTAAAGTTACCAACATGGGTAACGACCATCATCTAGGTCATGCTGCAGGTGCTTATTACAATTCTGGTTTTGATACTGCTGTAGCTATTGTTGTTGATGGTGCTGGTTCATACCACATCATGCAAACACAAGAAGGTCAACCACAAGACCAAGCACCACAAGGTTTTGAAACAGAATCTATCTTTCATTGTACAGACTTGAATACGATTACACCAATCTATAAGTCTTATGGTGGTAACAAAACACCAAACATTCGTGGTCGTAATGAAACCACAGAGTTTGTTTTTGATGATGCAACTACAATTACCAAAGTATATGAAGCTGTGTCTCACTACTTGGGTTTTGGTTTCATTGAAGCAGGTAAGACAATGGGTCTTGCGCCTTATGGCCGATTTGATGAACGTATGGATGAATTATTCATTGGTGACCGTGCCAATAAGAACATGATTATTCCTAGTTATCCAGCTGGTGCTTTCATCGATGTTAACCGATATCCTTTCTTTAGATATCCTGAGGAGTCAAAAGATTGGCACAAAGATGCATCACTGGTTCAAGAGCAATTCAAGAACATTGCATGGACTGTACAAGACAAGACACAGAAACTAGTTGGTGATTTAATTGAGAAAGCAATTGATACAACTGGTGAAAAGAATGTTGTTATTGCAGGTGGTTATGCATTGAATTGCGTTGCAAACTATTACTTACGTAAGCGTTTCCCTGATATCAACTTCTATGTTGATCCAGTCGCACACGATGGTGGTACTTCTATTGGTTTGGCTAAGTTGGCTTACTTCAAACATTGTCAAGAACATGAACATGAAGCAGTTCGTGAACCACTTACCACATTGTATTTGGGTCCTGACCGCACACAAGAGATTCAATTCTTTGGTGAAAACTTTACTGGTGGCCAAGGCGCTTCTGAATATACTAATGAAGAAGTTACACCAGCAGATGTTGCTAAGTTGATTGCAGAAGGTAACATCGTTTCAATCTTCCAATCTAAGTCAGAAGGTGGTCCAAGAGCATTGGGTAATCGTTCTATTCTTTTTGACCCACGTGTTAAAGATGGTAAAGACTTTGTTAACAAGGTCAAAGGTCGTGAATGGTTCAGACCATTTGCAGGTACTGTATTGAAAGAAGATGCAAAAGAGTGGTTTGATTTGGCTGGTATGGAAGAATCACCATTTATGATGTATGCTGTTGATATTGAAGCTGCACACGTTGGTGAGTTGCCTGCTATCACTCACGTTGACAATACATGCCGTGTACAGACTGTATCTGAAGACCAAAACAAACATTACTATGATTTGATTAAGGCCTTCAAAGACATTACAGGTGTACCTGTATTGTTCAATACTTCTTTTAATCTAGCAGGTGATCCATTGGTAGAAACTATGATTGACGCCATCAATACACTTGAAAGAAGTGAGATGAAGTATCTGTATCTACCAGAAGTTGGTAAGCTACTGACTAAAAGTAACAAATCAGAGTAATTAAAGACTCTGAGCAAATGAAAGAAGGTTAGGAAATATCTTAACCTTCTTTTTTAATTCCTTATTGGCAAATGAATCTAGTTTTGGTAGTGTCTCGTTACCTTTACCAGTCATAACAAGAATCGGTTTAGATCCTCCACTTTGTGCCATTTTAAGGTCAACAATATCATCACCAACATACCAGCCTTCTTTCCAGTTCATTTTGAATTCGTTAGTGGCACGTTTCATCATACCTGTATTAGGTTTGGCAAATAAATCTTCTTTCATGGCGGATGTATTGTAAAGAAGACCATCAATTGAAAAGCAACCAGCTTGACCTAACAGATTCATGAGTGCGGCATGAATGGCATCAGCATCTGATTGTGTCAGTATTTTGGCTGCAATTCCTGGATAATCGGCAAGAATGAAGACTTTGTGACCTTTCAATCTCAATAGTTTAACAGCTTCTAATGCACCTGGAATAGGTACAACATCAGCAGGACCACGAATATTTGCGTTATACTCTATAAGTGTACCATGTAAATCTAGTCCAATAACTGGTTTTGGAAACACAGTCGGCCAATTGGCCATTGGATTTTGTTGTTGGCCTTGTTGCATACCCATTGGAGGGTTACAGTAAGGATTTGAGGATACAACCACACTACCAGATGGATTTGGATTGGCTTGTACGGTTTGTGGATCAGTGCTATATCTTCCCATGTTTTATTTCCATAATGTTGTCATTGAAGTTATTTATTGACTAAATATAAGTGGAAATCTTATTGTAACAGATTACTACAAGATTGTCAATTATAAGGAAATAATAATGGCACTAACGCAAGTATCAAGTGGAATGTTAGGGACTACCGGTGTATCTGCCGGTACATATGGTGGATCATCTGCGATTCCAGTTCTAACAGTTAATGCAGAAGGTCAAGTTACTTCGGCATCTAATGTATCAGTTTCAAGCACAGCAGTATATGCAAACTCTGGTCAATTGACAGCCAATGCGGCAACAGGAACAGTTGCGTTAGGTTTGGCAACAACAGCAGTAGCAGCAGGTTCTTATGGTGGTGCAACACACTCATCAATTACAGTTGATGCTTATGGTAGAATTACTGCAGCATCTAATGTAGCTAATGCTTCAATGTGTTGCGTTTGTGCTACAGGTTGTATTATATCACCAATTGGTTGTGCTACAAGTTGCATTGTATCTCCAATTGTTTGTGCAACCACTTGTTTTGTTGGTTCTGGAGCAGGTATTACAGGTATTAACATATCTGGTGGCGGTGAAACCATCACTTGTGCTGCTTCCAGTTATACATTAACTTCAGCGGATTCTCGTGCTATTGGTTTGTGTTTAACTACTTTGCCTACAGTAGGTTGTTTAATTTTACCTGATGCAACAACACTCACAACTGGAGCTCCAACATATCTTGTTAAAAATTTGAATCCAAATACAGTTATTTTAGTTCAAGATTACTGTTTCTGTACTTTAGGATATATTCCTTCTTGTCAAGTTGGTCAAATTTCTCTATACAATAATTCAACAGCACAAGGATATTGGTCTGTTACATGTGCTGGAAATCCATCAAGTTTTGCACTCACAACAACAATTACATGTTGCGCTCCTTTTGCAAGTGCATCTTGTTGTACTTTTATTGATGCAAACAATAAAATACACACACTAAATTGGTCATGTTCTCAAGCTTGTGTGTGTACTTGGACATGGGCTCCAACTTCAAATGGTTATAATATCACATCAACCTCTTTTAGCACTTGCAGTTATTTTGGTAATTGTTTAGGTTTACAATGTAGTCCTCCACTTGTATATACTACAAACGATGGATTTATATTGATTGAAAATAGGACTCCTGTAGGACCAAATAGTAATTGTTGTTATGGTGGTAATACCATAATTTGGGTAGTTAATTGTGATAGTACCGCATATGTTAAATTGGCAGACAATACAACAAATAATACAAGTTTTTGCGGTGTATCAGTAGCGTGTTTTTTCAATAGTGCTTCTTATCCTTGTTGCTGTTACGCCAATTGTTATTCGTATGGTAAAAATGTTTTATTTACTACTGCGTTAAATAATCATTTACATTTTATAGATGATGCTTGTGTAGGAACAGCAGGAAGCACTTGTTGCCGTTTACAATTAGATAGAACATATTATACTGTTACTGGAACAACAGGAACTCCAACAATATGCAATGTTTTAACTTGTGCTTCGTTTAATCCTATTTTACCTTGTTATAATCCTGCTTGTAATTGTCTTTATTATGGTTATCCCAGCCAATGTACATTTACATGGTATTCTCAGCCTGCTAATGAAGCATTGTTGTATACAAACCTTTGGAACACTTGTTGTCCAAATCAATCTTGTGGTTACATATCTTGCGGTGGTGTATTAGCTGCATGTGGAGTAACACATAGATTGTACTGTTTTTGCGCTAATGGAGCAGTGACAATAACTTGTACTCCATGTGGATCAGCACAAGATAATGGAACATTTGCTTTCTATATTTGTTCACCATCAAACGCATCATACACCACAATTTTTGGTCCACAATGTTTGATGAGAATTTGTTCAGTTCCAGTGTTACAAATTGCCGGTTGTCTTTATGGAATTGCTACTGCAAACACAAATGGATATTACAACCATATATGCTTAAGGTCTTCAGGATATGGTGTTGGAGATGCTATAACTTGCATGAATAGAGTAAGCAATACTGCAAATTTATTTCTTATAACATCTTGGAATTGCCAGTGTTGTGTGGGCACATACACACATTGGTTAGAATTTTGTTGTAATTGTTCAACATCTTTTAATGTTTTAGGAACAGGAACAACTTTCTGTCAATGGCAACTAGCATGTTATAATACTCCAGATTTTTGGCAAGGAGTTTTTGGTGACCAAGGTATTAATAATAAAGTTGGAATGTTTAATTATAACACTCATTATTATGATGTAGATAGATGTTGTTCACCATTAATTACTCCTTGTAATCAGGTTTGCAAAAATGGCCGTGGTTGTTTTTCACCAAACTTCTTATTGTGGTGTAATTCATCAACCTGTTTAGTTTGGTTTGGCCAAGCAATGTATAACACAAATCCCGGTTGCGGGAATTATCCATTTGCTATTTGGGCTTACACACCTGGAACATGTCCTTCGGCAATTTGTGCTGCTATGCCATGTCCATGTATAGGTGGTTCAGGTTATGATAGAGCTTGGTGTATAGGAACAGGCGCTACAGTCGCACTTTGTGGTAATGTGTTGTGTATGGGAACATATGGAATAATTTGTGCATATAATCCACAAGGATCATCATTCAAATTGAGTCTTCTATCATCAGGAAGTTGTAGCACTTGTGTATGCACTTGTTATGTTATCAATTGCTGTTTGAGTAGTTGTCAACTAACAAATTCTAACTATCAAAATATGTATAATGTTTCTGCAAACACATTATTAAATATTACAACGGGTTGTTATACTACCAATTACATATTGTCATACAATGTTGCATCATTTCCAGCTGTTGTCAATTGTGTGGGAATAACACAATCGGGATATGTAAATAATTGTTTTAATTATGATATACCTTCTTGTAGTTATATTGGAATGACAACAACTGGTTCTTCAACATCTTTGGCTTATTATGGAACATATAATTCAACAACATGTGTTTTGAATAACTCATCAATAACTTTACCTGGATGTTATTCTACACTGTATGCAAATGTAACAGGAAATCAATTGATTTATTGTTGTATTTGCTTGAGTCCTTCACCATGTTACATATCATCATTTGCAAAGGTTAAATTAATATGAACATATCAGTTTTAATTTCAGAAAACGATAACTCTGTTATAAAAATAGATACAACTCAGCCCGACTCAAAATTTCAAAATTTTGGAGAAAAATGGATAGATTTGGATGTTAATATTGAATCTACAAATCTTGGTCATTACAACATAGTTAATGCTGGATCAGGTTATGAGAATGGCAATAATCAATCCTTACTCACTTTAACTAAAATAGATAATAGTACAGTAACGGCTAATGTAGATATTGTAGATGGCCGAGTTGTAAATGTACATCTTCCTGTAGACACCGATGGTTTTGTTTCTTGTACTATATCACCTTATGGTTCAAATACAAATACAGCTATAATTAATGTACAAACAATTGGTGATGCAGAATACAATTCGCATAATTTGAAACAAGCTATTCCAGGTAATTCAAAATTAACAGGTGGAATTTTTTATGGTCCAATATCAAATACTGATGATAAAATGAAAGAAGTTAGGAATTACCGAGACTATTTGTTGTCTCAATCTGACTGGACAGATACGCTATCTGCTCAAACTAGACTTGGATCTAAATATGCAGTTTGGCAAAATTATCGCCAAGCGCTTAGAGATATACCACAAAAAAATCCAAATCCTTATATTGTAATTTGGCCAACCATTCCAAATTGAATTTGGTTCAGTTAATAATGGCATAAATATCCTATAGTATACATCTATAGGATATTATCATGCCAGCAGCCTACGCAGATTTGTACCTTGACCAAGGTTCCACATTCACTTCACAGACCACACTAACCGACCTCTATGGCAACGGTTATAATTTGTCCAATTTTACCGTAGCTGCTCAGGCCAAAAAATCATATTACTCTAGTAACGTTTTCATTAACTTCACTACTTCAATTGTAGATGCCAATAACGGTATCATTCAATTAAGTGTTCCTGCTGCTAATACCGCAAACATTCCTGCAGGTAAATTAGTGTACGATATCACCATAAAAGATTCTTCCAATACTATAACAAGAGTGGTAGAAGGTCAAGTGTTCGTTAATCCTGGTGTTACTGGTGTCTATTCCTCATATGGTTCTGAGATATAATGCCTGTAGTAACCATTAATCCTACCCAAAATTTTACCGTTAGGACTACGGTAAACCCAACTCAGAATTATTCGGTTAGAGGGACCACAACTTTTGTTGGTTCAGCCAATATTGCCACAGAGATAACTGAGATTGGTGCAACCGCTAATGCAGCATCTTACGAGGCAAACGTAGCATATATTTACGCTAATTCAGTTTATCAGGTGGCAAATTCAGCAGCCATTGAGGCAAATGTGGCTTATTCATTAGCCAGTGCAGTCAGTGATACAGCAAACACAGCTTTATCCGAAGCAAATACCGCATATTACTTAGCAAACAACTCCGTTCAACTTGTTGATGGCAACATTGACGGAGGTAATTTTTGATATATGTTTTTCAATAAATAGGCAGATAACAATTATAATAAGGACCCTAAAATGGCCGCATCAAATACAAGTATTCTAATTAAGCGTTCTACCGCAACAGGTACACCAAGTTCGCTTAAGGCAGGTGAATTAGCATATTCATATCTGTCTAACACCATCTTCATTGGTAACTCAACAGGTACTGGTGTTGTAAACATTGGTGGTCAATATTATACATCACAAATTGACAATGCTTCTTCAGCAAATGGTTCAGGAACCATCGTCAAACGTGATGCGATGGGTAATATTTCTGTTGGATATATTACTGCTGCAGGCATTTCTGTCAGTAATCTTAATGCTAACACAGCAAACTTAGCAACATACGCAACACAACTACAAAATCCACAATATTTTGGTGCATACGGTGATGCAACTGCAGCTAACGTTATCTTCAACGGTACTGCCAACGTTGAATTAGGATTTACATTAGCAACAGTCAACTCAAATGTTGGTGCATATGGTAATACAACAAGCATTCCAACAATTACAGTTGATGCAAAAGGTCGTATTACTTCTATTTCTAATAATACGATTGCAACTTCATTCACTGTTTCAGGTAATACAGGATCAGGTTCACAACAAGGTGGCGGCACATTAACTATTGAAGGTAATGGAACTGGTATTACAACAACAGTTACTGGTTCTGGTGGTTCAGAAACAGTATTGATTGCTACAGACAATACAGTTTTACGTTCTAACACTTCCGGTGTTGGTCCACAAACAATTGGTACAGATGTACAGATTTCTGGTAACTTGATTGTTTCTGGTACTGCAACATACGTCAATACATCTATTGTACAAACTAACGACTCAATGATTGAGTTGGCAGCCAATAACACTACTGGTGACGTAATTGATATTGGTTTCTATGGATTGTATAATAATGGTTCAACAAACAATGTAACTGGTTTGTTGCGTGATGCAGGTTCTAAAAACTATTATTTGTTTGCAAACATTGCTGCTACAAATGCTTCAATAGCAAATACATTAAGTAATAACTATTTTACACAGGCAAATACTGCCACGTTGTATACAAACATCAATGCATTCCAAGCGACTGCTACAACTGCAAACATTACAAATGCAACAGTTGGTACACTATCATTAACTAACGCATTAACAGTACCAAATGGTGGTACAGGTGCAACAAGTTTTAATGCTGGTAGTATTGTAATTGGTAATGGCTCTGGTGCATTACAAGTTCTCGCAAATACTGGTACAGCAGGTTCATATGGTTCATCAAGTTATATTCCTGTAATTACTACTGATGCATATGGCCGTGTTTCTTCTGTATCTAATACTCAAGTTGCAATTTCAGCATCTCAAGTTACTTCTGGTACATTAGCGCTTGCACAAGGTGGTACTAATAATTCATCTTATACTAATAACCAATTAACATACTTCAACGGCTCTGCAATCGTATCATTAGCAAATACTGGTACTGCAGGTACATATGGTAATGCAGCTTATATTCCAGTCGTAACAACAGACGGATTTGGTCGTGTATCTGGTGTTTCTAATACTGCAATTGCAATTCCTGCATCACAAATTACTAACGGTACAACAGGTACAGGTCAAGTTGTTTTAGCAAATAATGCAACACTAGGAGGCACAACAACAGCAGCTACATTAAATGTTTCTCAACTAAATGTAACAACATTAAATGTAACTTATTCAAATGTAAATTCTGTTACTGCTAATAGCATTAACATTGGATCATTGACATATGCTGCAACAGGTGCGTTTGTTGCGTTTGGTTCTAATGCAAACAATTATCAACAAGTTGTTATTCAGAACGCAAATACAGGAACACAAGCATCCGCTGACTTTGTTGTTTCTAATTTCAATTCTACTGACACCACTTTATATGGTGACTTTGGTATCAATGGTCCTAATTTTGTTGGTACTGGTTCTCTAAACGTTGCAAACAATGTTTACTTATATGCACAAAGTACAGACCTTGCAATTGGTACTAATAGTTCAAATTCAATACACTTTGTAGTAAACAATGGTGCGACCGATGCAATGACAATTGCTGCCAACGGTTATGTTTCAATTGCACAAGCACTTGCAACAGTATATGGTGGTACAGGACAATCTTCATTTACACAAAATGGTATCATATATGGAAATGGAACAGGTGCATTACAAGTTACTGCAGCTGCAGGTGGTGCAGACCAAACATGGTCTAATCAGATTCTGACTGTAAACAACACTGGCGTTCCAACATGGACAACAACTATGGATGGAGGCGCCTTCTAAATACTTTATTATGTTTTATTAGGAGTTTGAAATGAGTGAAAAATATGTGAATCATTATATTGAGTTGTTGACTAATACGATGCAAGATGCTGTATTGAGGAATATCTCATTACAGACTAATCTTAAAATTAGTGACGAAGCAGTTGGTGAATTAAATCAAAAAGTTGAAGAATTGGAAAATATCATTGAGAGTTTGAGGAATGAAACCACAAATTCTCAACAAAGTGCTAATGAGGTTATCAACAATACCATCAAAGAAAAAGATAGGATTGTTAGAGAAATAAGTGAAGACAAAGATAGAATTATTGATGATTTGAAAAAAGAAATCAATACTTTGAATGGCATGAAACATGAATATGAAAATGTACGTCATCAGGTTCAACACGTTGATACTTTTAGAAATGAATTAATTAAAGAACGAGATGAACACCAAAAAACTCGTAATGATTATGAATCTAAAATTAAATCATTAAATGAACAAATAGAATATTTGCAATTAACTCCGGCAAAGCGTAAGAAGATTGAGGAAGCTAAATCTATTACGGCAACAACAATCATAAATCCAATAGAGGATGGCGGAAGTTTCTAATAGATGACGACATTTGCAAATACAACAATTCAACTAAGAAAATCTGGCGTATCAGGTAATGTACCAACATCACTAAACTATGGTGAGTTGGCACTTAACTACTACGATGGAAAGTTGTATTATAAAAATGCTACAGGTACAATAACATATATCTCTAGCGGCCAGTTTACCAATTCATTCTCAACAATGAACGTATCTGGTTCATTGATATTCGCAACATCTAACACAGACACATTAAGTTTCAAAGGCGCAAATGGTATTGGTGTTATTGCCAATACTACAAGTAAGACAATTACATTAGATGGTAACATTGTCTTCTCAACAGCCAATGCAAAGACACAAACATATTACCAAAATTCTGCACCAAGTTCTCCAAATCCAAATGATTTGTGGTTGAATTCTAATACGGGCGTGATGTATGAAAACTTTGGTAATACCGCATATCCAATATGGGCAGAATTTGGACCAACTGGTGCACAAAGTAATGTAACAAATTCTATATTCAATAGCATCAGTTCAAATACAATATATGATAAAGGTGTAGAGTTATTACTTTATTCTAATAGTATTTTTGTACAAGCCAATGCATCATATAATCAAGCAAATTCATCAAATGCATTAGCACAAGCAGCATACAATTACGCTAACACATCCATAACAACTTCTGGTGGTTCAATTACTGGTCGTTTGAATGTCACTTATCAACCCGTAAGTACAATTGGTACAGCTGTAAATATTACTGCGGCCAATACAATTGGTGGTACAGGTTATGCAGATGTTTTAAGTTTCACAAATAGTTCTGCAGGTGCAACTAAGCCAAATAAAACCATACGTTTAGATAGCGTTGGCAACTTGCAGGTTGTCAATAGTGCATATCAAATAACAGCAATGTCTTTGTCTGATGCAGGTGATATGACACTTGCAGGCAATACAACAACAAACGGTATCGCTGCTGGTTATGCACCAAATCGTCCAGCATTTTGCGTAAGAGGTAATGGTGGCTCAGTTGCCGCTACAACCACATTAACCAACAGCAATTGGAATATTGAATATAATCAAGGAAGTTACCTGAACGGAACTACTGGTATATTTACAGCACCCGTTGCAGGTTTATATCAAGTTAATTTAGTGATTAGAACATATAATAATAGTTCAAGTGGTATTGCTCAAGCCTTAGTTAGAAAA